TTAGCACCAAATGGTACTAAAGGATTAAAATTATATTTACCGTTATTTAATTTTGGGTTTGTTATTGTTATAGCACTAGTTCTCCACCCTCTATTAATAGGGTTACTATAATTTTGTATAGTTACTGGTGTTTGTGGTGCGTTAATTGGTAAATTGACAAATTTTTGTATGTTACCAGTTTTAGCATTAAAAAATCTAGCATCCATGTAAATTGTTTTATTTAAATTACTATTTTGAAAAACACTGTCATTTCTTAACCAATAAAGTTCGTTAAAAGAAAATTGTGGCATTTCACTATTATAAGCACTAATGTCTTCAGTAAATAATAAATTACTAGTATCACCACTATTACTATCGTAAAAATATAATCTAAAAAAACTTTTTTTAAATACATTTAAGTTTTTAAATATTTCAAAATTAGTAAACCCAATTGGGTTTGTAGTATTGACATTGGCGTTTTGATAAGAAACCCCGTAAGTATTAGTTAAACCATTATAAAAATTAAACCTAATTACAAGACCGGCATTATTATTAGCTGTAAGATTATTATAGGTATATTTTATTGTTTCACCATCAAATACAGGATTTATAGCTTTTTTTCTTTCTTCTAAAACAATATCATTAACATCTTCCCCATAATCTATAGGGTAAAACTCCATGTTAATTGGTATATTAAAAGATTTATAAGAATCACTAGGTGGTGTAATGTTACTAAAAACAACTGGGCCTGTTGCACCAGATACGTAAACTTGTGTATTACCAGTGTTAGTAATAAAATTATTTCTTATTTGGTACTTTATTAACATTTAACTTCTGTATTTAAATTATTACGGTTTAAAGTAATTAGGACATTTTGATCAGGTATTTGTCTTCTAACGTAAAAATTATTATTAAAATAAAAATAATGTGCCCCGTTTAAAAAAGGGTAATCAACACCGTTATTTAAATTTTCAAAATAACCTATAGGTAATAAATCTCGCCAAGCTATTGTGTTATCAGCATATGTAACATAGTTAGTTGGTACATTTATTGTAGAGTCTATTGATTCTGCTGTTTCAATTGTGTCTGAATATTTTCTTAATTCTAATTTTTTAAAAGGTTTATAGTAATAACCTTCACCGTTTGGGTTTGAATTGATGGTAAACCTATTAATAATTTCAGCTATTGTTTTTTCTTTAAGTTCTAAGGAATTAAATTCACAAAAATCACCAACATACAAACTACCTGGTGTTGTCCTTAAATTACCATTAAAACCTATAGTTTCAGTTCTAGCTGAAAGTTTTTCTATTGAACCTAAACCAGAAGGATTATAAATCGATACAAATTCAATCCCATTTGCCGTCGTTAAAGTTTTATTATTAAACTCCCAATCGGCATTAACATTTGACCAAGAGTCACCAGAAAAAATTGGTTGTTTTCCAGCCCTTTTTATTATAGAATAATAAACTTCTGATATCTCACCGTTTCTATTTGATTTAAGATTTTTTAAATCAACGTCTTGATTAAATTGAAATAACCACGTATCATTTGCTAATCCCGTATTTATTAAACTTACGTCTTGGTAAATCGAAGAACTAAAAGCACACGGGTTTACACTATAACTATTTGTTGTTAACACTTCAAATTTTCTTACATAATATTCTGAAGGTGTTCCGTCTAATTTTCTCCATTTTGGTAACGGGTTAGCAAAGTTTACAACATTACCTTTAGTTAGAGCATTAGCCGAAGGATTTGTTCTAATAACAAATTTTGTTGGGCTAACAATATAATAAACTCTAAACACACCGTTTAACGTACTAACGTCATTTCTTCTAATGTCAACAAAATTATTAACTAATAAATTATGTGGTTGAAGTGTCGTTACTGTAGTAAAGATTGGTTCGTTGGGTCCAAAAACACCTGTTGTACCGCCACTTATATCTGTGGCCGTAGCGGTGTTAAAACTAATCGCTGAGTTAAAAGTAATATCATTAAAAGAAGGTCCTACAATTCTAACAAAATTACCTGCCGGAAATAAACCAGAATTAAGTGTTGTATTAACAACAGTACTTAAAGTCAAATCAGTTTCATTATTTTGTGAATTTATACCCAAAGAAGAAACTTCATGAATACCTTGATATATGTTGTAATTTACATTGTTGTATAAGTATATATAATCACCAACTTGTAATTTATGTTTTTGTACACCTTTTATACTTAAATTATAACTGCTTGGGTTATTACTCGATGGTATAACAAATAAAGTTTCATATTGTAAACCTCTAAATGCCTTACTATTTATATTACCTGTAACAGTAGGCATACTAGTTATACCACCTGTATAAAGTTTTTTATTAATATTAAAATCTGGATCAGATATTGCTGGATAAACAATTTGCATAACCCAATTTTGGGGTATGTCTTTTTGGGGTCCAAAAAACATGGGACTCCAAGCCACATCATCAAATTTTCCTGTTGTTGGTGAATAAAATGACGAATTTGGTGCTACCTCTCCATTTACAAAAATATTAAACCTGCCATTAAATCTATATTTTTTAATGGTATCTCTTTCTTGTAAAAAAAGGTCATAAGAATTTACAATATCTATAATATCGTATTCGGTTAAAGGCTTTGTTTTTCCTTCTAAACCTAATTCAATATTAGTATTAGCGTTTTGAGCTAACTTGAATCTTTTACTACCTATTAGATTTGTAATGTTATTACTTTCCATTAAGATTTAACCCTTACTTTAATATCTGATTGTGGGGATTTTATTTCAAACATTGAGTCGTATTCATTAAACAAAGCAAAATCGGCTGTTAAATTTATTTGTTTAGTTTCATTACTGATATAAGCTTGTGAAGTTCTATTCAAAGAATAATTACCACCAACTTTGTTAAATACTTTAACATCAATTACGTTTAAAACGCCAGCGACATTATTTATAGATTCTATTAACTGTGCCATGTATACATTTTGGCCCATTTCCCATTTATTAACATTAAAATAATCTCTAACAGTATTTATCGTATTGTTAATAATTTCTCCTGAATTGTAGGCTTTATCGACAAATAAATCTATTTCAAATCCTAAATTTATTATTTTACCGTCTCTAACATTAACATAGTCATTAATCATTCTATATTCAGCTAAATAAGTAGCCATATTTTCTTTTAATGAGTTTGTGGATGAGTTACTTAATTTTCCTGCTGCATCTAAACCTAATATAGCAAAGTCTACTTTATTTTGTGTTTCTGAAACTTGCATTCTAAAAGGTACGCCAAACTGACCTGGCATTTTAAATATTGTTGCGATATAATCTTTTATAGTTACCGCTCTATTTTGTGATGCAAAATTATATTTTGTCATCCATCTAATTTCGTCTAATGTTGGTTCATTTCCACCCCCAAAAGCTGGTACCGGATTGTTAACTCTTAATGATGTTCTAACAGTTTGATTTATAGATTGATTTGGTCCGTTAACAACCATGTCAACAAAACCAACACTACCAATAACATTAGCACCTATGTTAGCAGAAGTTCCACCACCAACTCGATATCTAACAAACATTGTTGTTCCAGGTTTAGGTATTTCACCTAACGCAACACTATTAAAAAAATTAGATATTTGTAATACGTACTGGTCATTTGTATATTGTTGTAAGTATTGTTCATCGGAAAATCCTGAACCAAAAGTTAATTTACAAAAATTAGTATCAGTAAATTCTTTAACAAATTTTCTAGTCACCGACATCCATTTACCTGGTGTAATACCTGAGTTGTCGGTTGTTCTTAATGGGTCTTCTGTAAATATTTTATCCTCAGCTAATGAATCAACCTCATACCATCTTATATTAGGGTCGGTAAATTCGGACGTAGTTGGGTTTGCAGTTAAATTAGTTCCTTCTTTTGTTATAACTTGTTCAACAGAAACAACATTGTTATCTGGTAATATAACCTCTAAAAAAGGTATTGCATCATTAGTTCCTATTACTTTTTTAAATATTTTACTTATACCATTACTAACAACTTCTCTTTTAACTAAAGTATAATTAATTATTTGGTTGTTAGCATTTATATTAGGTATTATTAATCTGTTAGGTACGCCACCACTACTAAAAGGTGAGTTAAAATCTATGTCATCTAATGTTTCAAAAGTTTGTCCACCACCAGCTACCTGTGTACCGTATTTAATTATCGGCGCATATCTATTATCAAAAGTATCGCCAAAAACAGGTACGTTAACAGAAAAGTCAACCAAAGTTATTGATGACCTTCTACCTGGTATTTTTAACCCTAAAGTTCTAGCTATATTAAGTAATGACCTTCTTTCTTGTGCGTAATCTATTTGTGTTTCAGTAAACATCCTATCCGTATGATAAGATAACATATCTGATACTGCCGCGTTTAATTCTAAAAGCATCATACCAACAGAAGCATCATTAAAATCTTGAAAAAGTTCTGGGTAGAAATGTTTTACATAGGTAATTAATTGACCTCTTACGTCAGCAAAATTTCTTGCAAAATAATTTATTTTTTTCTCTGCCATATTTTTATAATTTTAATGTTACACTATCATTTGATTGGAAAGCTCCTGTAGTAACTGTATATTCTATTTCAACTATTACAGCGTAAATACTATCCTCAGATTTGGTTGGTGTTATTGCGTTTATTGTTAGATTTGGTATGTATTTTCTTACCGCATCGTTTATTTCATTTGTGATAGCTTGATATGAGATATCATCGTTTTGTTCAAAAAGGTATTTTCTTAAATTTGCACCAAAGTCTGGCATATATAACCTTTCACCTTTGTTTGTTAAAAGTAGATGTAACAAATCAGATTTAATTGCCTGTTTTACATCATCGTTCATTTTCAAAAATTTACCGTCCGGATCATCTTGAAAAGGGAACTGTATATTTATGTA